TTGGCTATCTTTCTTAAAAACGGGTGGTTATTACCCAGGCACACGGTAACCCGTAATTCGCTTAAGTCAAACTCCAGGCAAAGAAGGCTTATAATATCGGGATATGAGCGCCGTTTAAGCTGCTGGTAATAATAATACCGGTAACTCATGCGCTTGTCGCGCTCCAGTATAAGAACTTTGCTCCGGCCTATACCTTCTGCCTTTGGCACAACGGTAAGGGGGCTGTGGTATTCCGCAAATAATGTTTGCTCTCCGCGCATATTTTGGTAGTGGGTTACACAAAACTAATAAAAAAACGGCGGTTATACACCGCCGTTACTTCTAAAATGTTAATAAAATTTACTCAAACGACTTATTTAGCTGTTGTTCATCCGGCAACGCTATTTCCAAAAAGTCTACCAGCGCACTAATTTGCTGGCTGTCTGCCTGCGTTTTACTCACATCGTGCAAGTGTCCTTTAATACCTGCAATAATACCGCGCAAAATGTTCTCATGTGCCGCTCCTGGGCTGGTTGAGGGGATAGTAATTACAAGGCCTTCTGAAGTGTACCTGATTGGGATACGGTTAATCATCTACTCTGAGGGTTTTTTAAGGTTAATAAATGTATAGTTGGCAAAAAAATTAATACTACCGGTAGGGTTTTCAATAAGAATATGGTATGTAGAATTGGGTTGTAACTTAAACAATTTTATATATAATTACATGGTTGCACCTATAATAAAAATGCCGCTCAAATTATATTGAGCGGCATCAACTTTTTAAATGTAAGTGTTTACATCTATTGCTAGTTGTTATTAAAATCACTACGGTGAGGTTTGATGATAATGCAGTTGTCGTAAAGCTTCACCTCATCTGTTGCAGTATATGTCTTATCAATACCTCCTTTTAATGGCATGTCTTCACGTACCCTACCCTCAAAGTACATAACATATAATTCAACAAGCCTGCTGAAGGGGGCCGTTATTTTGGTTTGCGTAATGCTTGTACCATCTTTTTTGCATGTAAAATCAATCCTCATTTTTTGTTCTTTTTGCTGGTAGCCATCTGGCACTATTTCAAATGTTGTTGTTAATCCCGTAGGTGTCGGCTTGATATCTACAGCTCTTGTTGCCCCAGCAGGATAATAATGTAAATCATAAATAAGATAACTATAAAAATCATCTAATCCACCAACGCTCCATTCAGAAAAAGACACCATTTTATGATGGTCTTTTGAATATTTGATAGCGTTCATCCTGTTTCCAATGCTATCTACAGCTCCTTTGGATGTTGCATCTAAATTATCGTAGGCTTGTGTTCTTGCAATGATTGGCAAAAACAATAAAATGATAAGAATAATTTTCATAAATGACATTTAGGGTTTATAATTTACTAATATACTGCTTTTCTACTTTTTCCATCTGAGTAATAAGTGCAGGCAGCTCATCATAGCTATATTGTTTAAGGGGCTTGTGTAAATAGCTAAATTTTATCAGCCAAGCCTCCAGACGGGCATAATCCCTTTTTTGAAATAACCGGCCCCGACTGTCAACATCGGCTGTTTTTGTAACCATGCCTATTTTGTTCGCAATAGCTAAAATCTTCCGGCACATCCTGTCTTTTTGCAATTGTTCAAGCGAAGGAGCTATGCCTTTATTAAGCGCTTGCAACAGCTCGTGCGCCTCGTTAAAATAAAGCTCACTACTTCGCTCAGTCCTGCCAGTGGTGAACTGGTGCACCATTTCTTGTTTACCTTCCATCAGCCCTCTTGTTGCTAATATGGCGTTGATGGCCTTTACCTGTTCTTTTGTTGCTAATTGCATAGTTCGTTCGTTTATACTTATTTCTTAAAAATTCGGTTACTGTTCGCAGTTACGTCAAAATGGTTACAATAGTGCCATTCTGAACAACGGCCCTCACACTATCGTCCCTTATCGGAAACTCACCATTGCCAAATGTTTGGCAAAGCTTGACTAGTTGAGGCGTTAAAATGCTCTCCCTTATACTATTCATATCAATACCATGTACCCGCTCAAGGAACCTAACCAGCGCATGGTCGCTTATATTTATTTTTACACTTTTGCGCACGTTCCTGAGCTTCTGATATGTTTTGGAGGCTACTGCCTCCTGATGCTTTAAATCCTTCTCAAGCTTTTGTATCTGTTCTTGGCTCATGGTGCTTATTTATATTCGTTTTCCCAATACTTGTTTCTTAAATAGGTTTCGGGGTCGGCCTTGCTTCTCCAGGCTTCTTTCTTTAAGTACTTGTCGTAATCCCTGATGCCGTGGTAAGCCTTTACCTGGTCGGTCTTAGTCAGCTTATCCCAAATAGGTAGGCATCGGTGGCGCTTTATCTTTTTGTCGTACCTATGCCAGAACATGTCAAAGGTTATAATAAAGTCTGCCTCTATTACTGTTGTTGATGGGCCAAATCCGGTGTTGGCTGCAAGTGCCGCGATGGTAGCAGGCACAGACCTTTTAAACGATATTACATGCATCTCATCCATTTCTGCGGCGCTTAAATCTATTCGCATAAGCGTGCCTTTTTCGTTATATGTAATCTCTGCCTGTCCTGTAAATTTGTCGTTGGTTACTATAAAGCGGCGCATGGTATTGGTTTTATTGTAATTCAAATCTTTCTCCCGGTTTGGCAATTGTGGCTTTAAATGGAAAGCCATCCGGTGGAACCTGCCTTATTATTTCCATGAGAGCCACAGAGCCTGTAAACACTATTCTTTTATCACCGTCAATCTCAATCTGCATGTGGAGGCATTTGCCATTGCCCTTTTCTTTAAACTTTGATTCTTCAATTTTATAAGCGTGAATAATAATGCGTTTGTTTAATATCCTGTCTATTTTAATCTTGTCGCCAGTGAAGCCGTTTACAACTGGCTTAATGGCGAATTCTTTAAATTCTTTCATTCATTAATTTTTTGATAAGGTTTATACTATTGCAATGTTTTGTCCATCCTTTGTATGAGGCAATTGAAGCCGTATTTTTGCGTTTGGCCAGCATGCGGGCAAAGTTCTTTTTGATACCCTTACGCAATCTTGTGTGAGTATGATAAAAAACATAACCAACAAAATCAATACCTCGTGCCGCTACGGGGAATATCTGATAGTTCCCCTTGATAGTTAGCTTTAAATTATCGCTGAGGTATCGTTTAATTTCTGCGAATAGACGGTGCAGGTTTTCTTTGTTGGGCGACAAAATAACCAGGTCGTCGGCATACCGGAAGTAATATTTAATCGCCTTGCTTTCTTTTATCCAGTGGTCAAAATAGCAGAGGTAAAAGTTTGCAAAGTACTGGCTGAGGTAATTGCCAATTGGCACGCCGTCTGCGCTGTCTATAATCTCATCCAGCAACCAAAGCAAATCCGCGTCCTTTATTTTCCTTCTTAAAAGCCGCTTAAGTGTGGCATGGTCAATATTTGGATAGAATTTTTTAATATCCATCTTTAAACAATATTGTGTGCCCGGCATATCTCTGAGCGCTATTTTAACAGCATTGGCAGCAGCATGGATGCCCTTGCCTTTTATGCAACTATAAGTATCGGCGGTGAAAACAGATACAAACAAAGGCTCCAGCACGTTCATAATGGCATGGTGGGTTATTCGGTCTGGATAGTAGGGCAATCGGTAAACCTCCCTTTCTTTTGGCTCGTATACCTTAAACGTGGTGTAAGCGGATGTTTTATAGGTTCTGTTTACCAGCATTTCATGAAGGGCTAAAATATTTGTATCCCTATCGCTGTCATGAAGTGCAATACCGTATTGCCCGGTTTTCCCTTTTCTGGCTATTGCATCAGCGGCCTGCAAATTATCCAGGCTGGCTATTTTCTCATACAAATTAGAAACTCGTTTCATGCCTTTGCTTTTAAAACCAGCGTTCACGTTAGTTACCAGCAGGTTTTTATTATCGTTCATTTTTTGCCAAGGGGCAAGGTCTGTGTCGCAATTCTTTGTTGCATAGGTGGGAGCTGACATTCGTATTCGTATTCCAGTTATCGTAGTCGTTGTACGACAGGCTGAAGCCTGACAACGAAAAGGAGCCGCTCATGCAACACACAACCCATTGCTTTAACTACCTAATAAATAGGATGCCTCATACAGGACTTTAAATTGTTTGCCTGCATATTCTGCCAGTTCGCTGCTTTTGAAGCAAAGGCGGGAGCCGACACACGTATTCGCACTCCAGAAATCGTAGTCGCTGTACGACAGGCCGAAGCCCGACAACGATTTGTTATTAGGTATGACCCTGAAATAAGGCCAATATTTATATTCGTCAGAATTATTCCAGTCCGGCTGCCAGCCTCCGTTTAATGCCTGGGCAATTATAATGAGTTTTGCATGGGCTATTAATGCCTCCTGGTGTTCTTTGGGAAAGCCGTTTACTTTAGGCAATACTTTTGCCGGGTCGAGTTTCAGGGCTTTACAAGCCCCTTCAAACGTTTTAATTTTACTCATTGATAAATTATTGAAAGGTTAAAAAATAGAAATATTAAAGAGAAAGATAATCGCGGTAGATGGCCTCAAACTGCTTGCCTGCATACTCAGCCAGTTCGCTGCTTTTGAAGCAAAGGCGGGAGCCGACATTCGTATACGTATCCCAGATATCGTAGTCGTAGTACGACAGGCCGAAGCCCGACTTTTCTTTAAACCATGGAAAATATTTGTATTGGCTTGAATTAGCCCAGTCTGGCACCCAACCTTCATTTAATGCACGGACTATTTGTATAAGCTTAGCATATGCGTTTATTGACTTTTGGTCTCCGGTAGTGCAGCCACCATATGGCTCTACCGAATTGGGGCTAACTCCATTAATATAACAGGCATCAGTAAATGTTTTCACCCGGTCTGTAATTTTCTGGCTAAAAAACTCTTTGGTAAAAGAATCTTCCAACATGGCCTTAAATTCAGGCGCTGCTGTTGGGTAAAGTTTCAATGCTCTTTGTTCGTCAATTTTTAGTGCTTGCATGGTGATTGATTTTATTATGATTAATACTGTATACAAAATTCGTCGCCAACGGAATATTTAAAACCGGAATAACCTATAACTGAACCGGGCCTCAGCACTATTGGATTGTTTAACTGAATTGCCCGCCCATTAACTACAATCCCATTTGTTGTTGCCTGGGTAATAGTTCCGCAGAAGCGCTCATTACTTTTATCCTTCGAGCAGGAGTTTGCTATAAGGGCAATGATGAAATACTTTTTCATATAAAATTTTTTAGTAAAAAAGGACAGTTTATTTTTTATCTCCAGGCCAGTACTTGCCTGAAATGACTTTGTTATATTTTTGACCCCAATATTTTTTTGCGCCTTCCTCCCAAATTATAAAAGGTTTGTTGCCACCATAACGGCTACGGACATTTGCAACAAAACCTATGATGTGCACCTTTACATCAGCATCGTACCTTATCTTGTCAGCCGTTTTTCCATCCGGGTTATTGCCGTTTCCGTGACTGATATAAATAACCTGCTTACGCTTTGCCAGCTTGCTGGTTTTATTCCTGTAATGGTCGGTATAGCTGATGCCACTATATTGAATACTATCAATGACAACGAAGTTTGCGCCTTTCTTTTTTAGTATCCGCTCTGTAACCTGTTCGGTAGTGCAGGGAGGGAAAAGGCGAAACCTTTTTACATCATTCATTTTTACATGCTCCAGCGCAATGGCAAAGCTTTGTTTGTCGCCCTCTTCAAGACTTATATAATCAACAGTTCCAAACTTCTCCGCGAAATACTTAACAAGGCTTAATACAAAATGTGTCTTTCCATTGCCGCTTTTCCCCCAAATCATCCAGCAGGCGTTTTGCTCAGGGCTGCCAAAA